GACGACCAATGGACATTTGACGTCGAAATGCTTGCAGACTGGGGTGCTGCCTCATCACTATGCGAGGCGTTATGGACTGCATGGGAAACTGCACCAAACACGACTTTAGCTGCCTCACTAACTGCCGCAACAGGCGCAGTGTTTGCATTTAACGTCATGCCAGTCGTGCCGTCAATTGGCGGTGCTGCACCTGACGCGCAAACTGTTTCGCTATCATTTGTTGTGGTCAACAACCCAACTGAAACCTTCAGTTAAAAACTACTAATCGGGAGACAAAATGAAACTACCAATCACAATCGAATACAACGGCGGTCTTTCAGAAACTTACGTGGCACAACCACCTGAGTGGGCAAAATGGGAGACAAAGACTGGCTTCACGATCCAACAGGTTCAGGAAAAACTTGGGATCGCTGACTTACTGTTTTTGGCGTATCACGCCATGAAACGTGCTGAGGCAGGGAAGCCAGTCAAACCGTTCGAAGTGTGGGTCGAAACCGTGTCAGACGTAACGGCAGGGGCAGACGACCCAAAAGCCACAAGCGCGGAAGCCTGAACCGACTCATTGTGGAACTTGCGATAGCAACGCAAATTCCCATGAGTGAGTGGTCAAGCGCAGAGGACATTCTTACGGCATTAGAGATACTGGAGAAGCGCAATGGCTGAGGACTTAATCGCCTATGACAAAAGCGACTTGCGCAAAATCTACGCCGCTTTTAAGGCAATGGACGACGAAGCCGTTGCAGCAGCAAAACAAGAATCAAATGCACTAGCGACTTATTTGAAGGGCAGGATCGAAAGCGCAGCGGGTTCGGCTAACAATAAAGTCGCACCCTTGATCGCTGCTGGATCGCGCGTTTCAAAATCATCAAAAGTCGGCGAAATTTCATTTGGTTATGCCAGCCAAAAATTAAGCGGTGGCGGTACTACCCAAATGCTATGGGGCGGTTATGAATTCGGATCGAACAAATTCAAGCAATTCCCAGTGTGGTCAGGTCGTGAAGGTCGCGGATCACGTGGCTGGTTTATTTATCCAACCTTGCGCGCCGAACAACCCCACATCATAAATGAGTGGGAAAATGCTTTCAGTCGAATCTTGAAGGAGTGGTGAAATGGCGATAGGCGGTTCACGTACGCTTAAACTCACCATTCTTGGTGACGTTGACAATCTTAGAAAATCGCTGAATCAAGCAGACGACGACGTCAAAAAATCGTCTAGCGGGTTTAGTGATTTTTCCAAGAAAGCAGGTTTGGCATTTGCCGCTGCTGCCGCTGCTGCTGCCGTTTATGCGGGCAAATTACTCATTGACGGTGTTAAGGCTGCCATTGCAGATGAAGCCGCACAGGACAAATTAGCCAAGACACTTGAAAACGTTACTGGCGCAACTAATGCGCAGATCGCAGCAACTGAGGCTTACATAACCCAAACATCATTGGCTAACGGAATCACTGACGACGTATTGCGTCCGTCGCTGGATCGGTTAGTGAGAAGTACAAAAGACGTCACAAAAGCACAAGAATTGCAACAACTTGCGTTGGACATTTCTGCGGGTACAGGCAAGGACTTAGCTGCGGTGTCAGAAGCATTGGCAAAAGCACACGACGGCAATTTCACCGCGTTGAAAAAACTGGGTGGTGGCATTGACGAAAGCATTTTGAAAACAAAAGACTTTGACGCAGCCACTGCCGCACTAGCAAAAACATTTGAGGGACAGGCGTCAGCGCAAGCCGACACATTTGAAGGCAAAGTCAAACGCTTGTCAATTGCATTTGATGAAGCAAAAGAAACTGTTGGATCGTACATTTTGGACGCGCTTACACCATTGCTGAACGGTTTCGTTGACAAGGGAATTCCAGCGATTTCAAAGTTTGCCGATAGTTTAGGCAAAACACTTGGTCCAATTTTTAGTGATCTATTCGTCTTTATCCGCGACGACCTATTGCCGGTCTTGGTGAAGTGGTGGAAGTTTCTTTATGAGGAAGTTATCCCGCTTATTGTTTCTGTTGTCACGCCAGTCATTAAGGCAGTCAAAGATTCATTTGATAAAATCAAAAAAGCCATTGACGATAATTCTGAATCGTTGCAACCATTCTATGACGCTATGGAAAAGATTTGGAAATTTGTCAAAACCTATTGGGCACCATTCATGGGCGGTTATTTCACGACGGTCATCAAAATTCTTGCCGCAGCCGTTGTTGTTTTGGTTGAGGCATTTTCAACATGGGTCAGTATTTTAAATGCCGTTTATACCGCATTATCAAAAGTTTTCAATTTAATAAATAGTAATCCGTTTTTGAAACCGTTGCTTGGTCCACTGGGCATGCTTATTCCTCAAAGTGGTACTGATAACGCTTTCAACGACACTTATTCCTATGGTGGTGGCAGGGCGGTTGGCGGTTCAGTTATGGGTGGAACTTCCTACATGGTGGGCGAACGTGGTCCAGAATTGTTCACGCCGTCAGGTAGCGGCAGGATCACGCCAAACAACGGCATGGGTGGGACAACAATCAACATCACGGTCAACGGTGCAATTGACCGCGAAGGCACTGCCCGATCTATTATTGACGTTTTAAACAATAGTTTCTATCGGGGTACAGGTGGCGCAAATAACCTGCAATTCACATGACCCAATGGAATCCAGTTTGGAAGGTTGAAATTGACGGCGTTGCTTATACAACGGCGGTTTTAGCAAACCTTTCCATTTCAAGCGGGCGAACCAACATTTATGAACAAGCCCAAGCGGGCTACGTCAACATTCAGCTGCTGGATACTTCACAAAGCATTGTGCCAGTCGAAATCAACTCAACAATTAGCGTTTCAATCAAAGACACGTCGGGCGCATACGTTGCCATTTTTGGCGGTAACGTGGTGGACATTGGTTTGGAAATTCTTGACATTGGTTCGACCTTATTTACGCAAACCTATTCAATCACTGCACTTGGTGCATTGGCGCGTTTGCCAAAAGCATTGACGAACGGAGTATTGCCAAAAGAATTTGACGGCGATCAAATTTATGACATTTTAAAAAACGTTTTGTTTGGAACTTGGGCTGAGGTCGCTGGCGCAGTTACTTGGGGAACATACACACCCGCAATAACTACGTGGGCAAACGCGCAAAACAATGGATTTGGTGAAATAGATAGACCAGGCAATTATGAATTGGCAGCTAGATCATCAAGCCGAACCGACGTTTATTCACTGGTTTCCGCGCTGGCAACTTCAGGTTTGGGATACCTTTATGAGGACGCATTAGGACGGATCGGGTATGCCGATAGCACACACCGAACCAATTACTTATCCACCAACGGTTACGTTGACCTCGACGCCAATCAAGCGCGCGCCGCTGGACTAAGAATTCAAACCCGCGTTGGTGACGTGCGAAATTCGCTAACGATCCAATACGGCGCAACTAGCAGTGCTGAAGTTTCAGCCAGCGACGCCACTTCAATTTCTAACTACGGCGTACTGGGTCAGATCATTTCAACGACTTTGCACAATTCAGCCGACGCAACTGCACAGGCAAATTTCTACTTATCACTGCGCGCCCAGCCACAACCGATCTTTAGTGAAATTACGTTTGACCTGACAAACCCTGAATTGGACAACAGTGACCGCGACAACTTAATCGGCATTTTTATGGGTGAGGCAATCTCGCTGAACAATCTGCCGCTTAACATGGCGTCAGGTACGTTTCAGGGTTTTGTCGAAGGCTGGTCGTTTCAAGCCTCATACAACCAACTTTCAGTGACCTTGTTACTTTCACCGCTTGCCTATTCGTTGCAGGCAATGCGTTGGAATGACGTGCCAATTACTGAAAAATGGAACACCGTGTCGCCGACATTGACATGGGAATCTGCCACAATAGTGGCGTAGAAAAGGAGAAAAACAAATGGCAAACCCGACGACCAACTATTCGTTTGTGCTTCCAACTTCGACTGATTTGGTCACTGACCTGCCAGCCGATTTTGACGTCGCATTGCAAGGCGTTGACACACGACTGAAAGCATTGAACCCCGAAACTACTTTAGGCGACATTTCTTATGCGTCAGCGACAGCAAACACAAATACACGTTTGCCAATTGGAACAACTGGTCAGGTTTTAGCCGTTGTCGGTGGCGTTCCAGCATGGTCAAGCGAAGCGGGCGACATTTCTGCCGTCACTGCTGGCACTGGTCTTTCAGGTGGTGGAACTTCAGGGGCAGTCACGGTTTCAATTGACACAGCAGTTACCGCTGATCTAACAACAGCGCAAACATTGACAAACAAAACATTGACAGCACCCGTCATTTCATCACCAAAAATCTCATCAACCTATTCTGCAAAAACAGCTGCATACACATTTGCTTCAGGCGACGAAGGCAACATTTTCAGCATGAACAATGCTGCAACGCAACAATTTAACATTCCAACTGACGCAACGTTTAACTTTGCCGTCGGCACTGAAATCAACGTTTTTTGGATCACTGGTGCAGGTCAGCCAACAATCGGTGCAGTGACCCCAGGCACGACAACGGTCATTTCAACAGGTGCAACCAGCGCAACACCAAAATTGCGTGTGGTAAACAGCGGTGCGACATGCAAAAAACTTGCGGCAAATTCATGGATCGTTTTTGGAGACATTTCATAATGTCACCAATGCTGGGAATTATGGCAAGCGCGAGGAAATCTGTTGCTTCGCGAATTGCAATTGCCCATGACATTTCGCCATTTGTTACCGCTTACCCGTGGTCAAATGGTTTTGGCACAAAATACACAAACCCTGCAACCTTGCCGACAGGTACGGGTTATGGTGTTGCATTTAATGCCCTGGGGACTTCAGCTGCGGTTGCGCACGACGTTTCGCCATACATTTCAACCTATCCATTTACAACAGGTTTTGGCACAAAATACACAAACCCAGCAACGCTACCGACAGGCACGGGTTATGGTGTTGCCTTCAACCCAGCAAGCACAGCAATTGCCATTGCCCACGCAACGACGCCATTTGTTTCAACATACCCGTGGAACCCTGGTTTTGGTACAAAGTATGCAAACCCTGCAACCTTGCCAACTTTTACAGGCGACGGCGTAACATTTAACCCAGCAGGTGACGTCATTGCTGTTGCATTTGACGCTAGTCCGTGGGTTGGAACTTACCCCTGGTCAGCAGGTTTTGGTACAAAGTATGCTGATCCAGCAACACTGCCAACAGGTACGGGTTATGGTGTTGCATTTAATCAAGCGGGCACGGCAATTGCCGTTGCACATGCAGCAAGCCCGTACGTTTCTGCCTATCCATTTTCGGCGGGGTTTGGTACAAAATACACAAACCCTGGAACCTTGCCAACTGGCACTGCATTGAGTGTTGCATTTAATCCAGCGGGCACGGCAATTGCAGTCGCACATGGTACAAGCCCGTTTGTTACCGCTTACCCATTCTCAGCAGGGTTTGGTACAAAGTATGCAAACCCAGCAACACTGCCAACAGGCACAGGCAGGGGCGTTGCATTTAGTGCTGACGGCGCAACCATTGCCGTTGCCCATAACACGACACCATTTGTTTCGACCTATCCATTCTCAGCAGGGTTTGGTACAAAGTATGCAAACCCAGCAACGCTACCGACAGGCGACGCATACGGCGTTGCATTTATCTAACTACTAACAAAGGAAAAAACATGACGGATCAACAAATGACAACAATCGAAATGCGGAAACTGGAAGTGGATAGTTATTCACAAAACGTAGATTTTTACAGTGCGTTATTGTTGACACTAGACGGCAATTGGGACGCTGATTTAATACACTTAAGGGACATTGAAATTCAGGAAGCCGCACGACAATGCCCTATGGATCGTTTGGAACGTTTGGCAGTTTTGCAGCAGTTTGACCAGGTTACAAAATTGTTGAAAACTGAAATTGTTGAACGCGCAAAGGCAGTGGCAATTTTGGAAGTTTTGGAAAATAATGACATTTCCTGACAACACAAATGCACGACTGATCGAAGTCGCAGCAGCTGAAGTCGGCACAATTGAAACAGGTGAAAACCTGACCAAATACGGTGAATTCACAAAAGCAAACGGTTTGCCATGGTGTGGTTCATTTGTCAATTGGTGTGCAGCACAGGCAGGTGTCAAAATTCATTCAGTCGTTGGCACTGCAATCGGGGCGCATAAATTTAAAGAAATCAACCGCTGGTCATTCATTCCCCAATTGGGATACATAGCGTTCATGGACTTTCCACACGACGGCGTTGATCGTATTTCGCACGTGGGAATTGTTGTTGGACTAATTGACGACAAGCAATGCGTCACAATTGAAGGCAACACCAGCGGGACAGGCGACCAACGCAATGGCGGCATGGTCATGGTGAAGGTTCGAAAGATCGGGACAGAAATTGTTGGGTTCGGTATTCCTAAATTTGCCCCTTACAAGGGCGAATTCCCAACAATCGAAATGCCAAAATCGGGAGACAAACCGACAAAGGAGAAAACAAAAAAATGGACAAAGCCAAAGCCTTAGCAGCCTCATGGGCGCGATCATTCTTGGCAGCAGCCCTAGCCCTATACATGGCTGGCGTTACTGATCCAAAAACCCTAGCAATGGCAGGTGTTGCAGCAGTTGCCCCAGTCGTTTTGCGCTGGTTAAACCCAAATGACAAGAAGTTTGGCGTCACTGGGGAACGACGACAAACGAATGGGCGGCAGTCATTGGTTGCGTCCTTGCGATTATGACTGCCGTCTATTCGGCAATGCGCTTCATGGTCAAAGCAATCATGCGTGAACTTTTGCCCAATGGCGGTACATCATTGAAAGATCAGGTCAACAGAATCGAAAAACGTCTGGACTCATTGGTTGACAAATTGCTTGGCGACACGCCGTAATTTATGCGGGAGACTTGACCGCGCGTTGATCGTGGTTCACCCTATGTCTAGGTGGTAGTCCTATCACCAAGAATCGGGAGAATTCAAATGGTACTTGATCTACTTGACCCAGCAACATTGGGTCGTTTGGTTGGAATTATTTTTCTTATGGTTTTAGCTGCTGCCGTTGGTTATGCCAGCGGTTTCAAGCAAGGCAAGCGCGAAGGATACATTCGCGGTCGCGCCATGAGTCGCCACATTGCTGCTACTAAGCGAAAGGCGGTTAAATAAATGGGTTTCTTGGATAACTATGAGGCAAGCCTTGCACGTTTGACCCGCTGGAATACAACCTATCCAATGGGACGCATTGAAACACGGATCGTCGAATTCAGTGCTGAGAAGGGTTACGTGCTTGTTGAAGCAAAAGCGTATCGTCATTACGACGACGTTGTTCCCGCAGGAACAGACTTTGCTTATGGTTACGTCAGTGCCTACCAACCCAACATGAAGCGTTGGTTTGTTGAGGACACAGTAACCAGTGCGATCATGCGCGTTCAGCAATTAGTCATGGGTGGGGCTGAACGGTCAACCCGCGAAGTCATGGAACAGGTCGAAAAGACGTCCCTGACGGTTGCCAATGCTGAAAAGGACCACGACTATTGGACGACCAAATTTGGTAACGTTCCTAGTTTCAAAACCGCTGGTGAAGCCGAACAATCGGGAGTTCCTTCATTGGGTTCAAGCATGGACGAAATAGCAAAACAGTTGGGCGGTGAATTAGTAAAGGAAGCACCACGGTGCAGTCATGGTCACATGGTTTGGAAGCAATCGCATGACGGATCACCAAAAACGTGGGGCGGGTATTTCTGCACCGAACGCACAAAGGCAACACAATGCACACCGCGCTGGCACGTATTAGCCAGTGACGGCAAATGGAAGCCACAGGTGTAGCCATGAGTGATTTCATGGAGATTTTGAACCCACAAACCATGACGGCAAAGTTGCTACAAAACGGCGTGGTTGTTGAGGAATACAAGATCGAACAATGCGATAAGTGTTCAATGCTGACAAGGTTCGACGCGTTTGGATACCAAAAGGGATACGGCAGTGAAAAGATTATTTGGTTTTGCGCTGGTTGCAGATGAAAATGCACTTGACGCATGACGAACAAATGATCTGCCTTTTAGCTGCTATTAAGTGGGAAGCCGATACACACAAAAACACCGACAATCCGCAACGGTATCAAAAGGACTTAACAACCTATGAATACCTGGTCGAAACTGCTGAAGCAATCGGTAGCGAATGGGTGGTTGCCAAATACTTTGACCTTCCGTTTGACCCTTATGAACAAAAGTTAAAACACAAGGCAGACGTTGGAAATGCCATTGAAGTACGTTGGACAAAATACGTTGCAGGTCAGTTGATCGTTCACGAATACGACAGACCAAACGACATTGCAGTGTTGGTCACTGGTCAAGCACCGCATTATTACATTGCTGGGTGGATTCCTATTGCTATGGCACGACGCCCCAAATACCGCCATTCCAAGCAACCGAATTGGTGGGTCACACAAATCAACCTTCAGCCCATTGAAAACCTAAGGAGATCAACCTATGGACACAGTGCAATTTGAATGTCGCAAATGCAAGAAAATAACAAAGCAGCTGATTCACAAGATAACCGATCTACTTCCAGCGGGTGTGGAGACGATCCAATGCACAGTGTGCAGTTGCATGACAGTTGCACAGATTGGACAATCCAATGCCGATCTATGAGTTTAAATGCACAGTGTGCCAAATCAGTGTTGAGGTGGATAAGTCAATCCATGAGGAACGAAACCCAATCTGTTGTGGAGAAAACATGAGTCGTATCTACTCAACATTTGGCATTTCATTCAAGGGTACTGGCTGGGGTGGGCAATGAATGGTTATCCACAAGCGTTATCCACAAGGGTGCAAAACCTGTGGGACACGCCCAAGCCCATGCGTAAGTTATTCAGATCATTGACACGTCGGATACGATTACTTCGCGTGAAGCGAACCGCCACCGCGGTTAGTTCGCTGAAGCGTAGTAAGCGTTTGTGGGGGAGTATTGCCATTTTGGCGGTTACATTCACAACAGGGATACAAAACGCAAATGCAGCTAATTATTCAATAGATCATTTGAAGTTATACGCACATTCAAGGCTATTGGATTACAAGGAATTCCAGTGCTTTAACAAGATCATCACTAAGGAATCACGGTGGTCATACGTTGCGCGCAATGGTTCGCACTATGGTTTGGGTCAAATGAAATCAACGCACTATCGTGACCTTGATCCATACAGACAGATAGACGCAACGATTCGTTATAATTCCAAGCGTTACCAAACACAATGCAAAGCATGGGCATTTCATTTGAAGCATGGGTATTACTAATGGCAAGCGCATTGAAGGACAATGGAAGCACAAGCAAATGGCGCAAGATCAGGGCGCGGATACTTCAGCGTGACGGTCACACGTGCCAGCAATGCGGCATGGAAGGCAATTCAGTGGATCACATAGTGCCAAGAAATCTAGGCGGTAGTGATGAGGACTGGAATCTACAAACTTTGTGCGTATCGTGTAATTCTGCTAAGGGTGGGCGGTTTTTTAATAATGCTAGGACACCCCTGACCCTTCCTGTTTTAAATTCCCCCCAAAACGACTCAAAAAGCCACGAACATGACTAAAAGGGTCATAGAAGGTCACCAGACGACCGCAGAAGGCTTAGAAGGGCTGCAAACGGTTTTGGGTAGGGACGCAGACGTGGAAAACGCCCTAATTGGCGTACAAACCCCGCGAATTCACACGCCACTGAACGATTTACCCTCACGCGGGCATGAATTGGTTGATTTAGCGTCCAGTCTTAAGATCGAATTGCTTGAATGGCAGAAATTTGCGTTGGTCAACAGTCACAAGGTCAAGCCTGACGGCAGGTGGGCAACCCCAGTCAATTGTATTGTGGTAGCCCGCCAAAACGGAAAGTCGTTTTTGCAGCAGATTAGAATTCTTGGTGGCTTGTTTCTATGGGACGAAAAGTTGCAGATCGGATCAGCGCACCGCCTGTCCACGTCGCTAGAACAATTTCGGGCAATGGTTCAGGTAATTGAAGCAAATGACGCATTGGCAAAACAGGTCAAGAAAATCCGCTGGCAACATGGCGGTGAGGAAATCGAAACAATGACTGGCAACCGTTTCATTGTTCGTGCTGGTGGATCAGCTGCCCGCGGTGTCTCCCGACCTTCAACAATTCACTTGGACGAATTGCGTGAAATGACTGACATTGAATCGTTTGCTAGTTTGCGGTACACCCTTATGGCAGCGGCTAATCCAATGGTCATGGCGTACACGAACGCGGGTGATTCCAGTTCGGTGGTATTAAACCAGTTTCGCGATCGCGCGCTTGCCAGCATTGCAGGGGTTCAGGACGACATTGGGTATTTTGAATGGTCAGCACCAACCGACGAAATTAGCGTGGAAAACGCAAGGCACAGTAATCCTTCAATGGGAACGTTAATCCATGCCGACAACGTGCGAAGCGTTTTGAATGACCCGCCTGACGTCGTAATGACTGAAGTCTTGTGCCGTTGGGTTGTTGCTATAAATAGCGCGGTAGATTCTGCCTCATGGGGAAATTGTCTTGACAAAACCATTGACCTAGACCCCGACAAATTGACGTGGCTGGGCATTGACCTTTCACCCGATAGACGCCATGCCAGTTTAGTTGGCGCGCAGAAAATCGCTGGCGAAAAGTTTGTTGTTAAATTGCTACACACTTGGTCAAATGAATTGCAGTTGGACGATAAGGCTATCGCCAACGACCTAGCCGATTATGCCCGCAGGTATCCAACCGAATACGTGCTTTACTCACGCAAAACCAGTGGCGCGGTTGCGGCGCGTTTAGCCCCAGCGGGAATTCCAGTTTTTGACATGGACAACGCCTATCCGCAAGCGTGTGACGAAATGCTTTCGGCGATCAACAGTGGTCGGCTAAAACACAGGGGTCAAAGCCAATTATCTGAGGAAGTTTTGGCAGCGGTGCAATTGCGTCGTGGGGACGGCGGCTGGGTTATTGGAAGGCGCGCGTCACAATCGGTCGTTTGTGGTGCAGTAGCGGTCAGCCTTGTTTCCCACTTTGCGACACGCCCAGAGAATGATCTTGACATAATGGTTGGTTGATTCTATAACCCTGCAAGAATTCGGGCATGGGATTTACTGATCTATTTACACGCAAGGCGACTGCCGCCGTCACGGTGGAAGCCGCGCAGGTGGACGCAGCTGCTATCGCGCCGTATTACAGTGAAGTAGGAAATCTATTTCTATTCGGCGGGATAGTAACTGCCTCACGCGCTGAA